TCGTATTTTAGTAAATTAGCTGAAGACGATTCGTAATCTATCTCTCTCACTTTCTCAATATGGGGTGCCTTCGGGCACCCTACTTTATCATGTTATACGAACTCAACAAAACATATCACAAGAGATTTGAAGATGTAAAGTTTGACAACCTAGACGAGGTGTCATTACTCAAAGCATTTCTAAATGGTAGCACAATATCAAGGTTTATAGAGTTATGGTTAGCAAGAAACTATGACAAACTTATGGACAGCGATACGGTAGAATATGACCTATGGGACTTTGAAAAGAAACGAAAAGTAGAAGTAAAAAGTTTTACAAAAGGTGGTTGCAATTTCATGCCTAGTTATATGATAGGTGCAGGTAGAAAACTAGAAGAGGAAAAAGCATACGAGTATATTGACGGCAAGATATTTTGTATCGTAGATATTATAGACTACCCTAACATATATTATAAATTTGTAGAAGGCACATCACTACAATTTGATTACCCTAAATTTAAAATACCATTTAAAGATAGAAGACAATTTTTAAAAAGTCTTTAGTGTATCTTCGGTAAGTATTACAAACTTCATATTTCGTTTATGACACCATGCGTAGGCCGTAGACCATTTACGCCTATTTCTTTCATAAGTCAATAGTGCATTTCTATAAGTCTTTGTAATACGCAAAGGTTTTTTAGGTTTGCGTGTTTGTGCTTTAGGTTTGATTTCAATTAGAAACTTTTTGTAAGTGCCATTGTTTTGCCTTACTTTCATAAAGAAGTCAGGAAAGTATCTATGTGGTTTGTTATCAATTGAGCGATACCATATTGCTATTTCTTCACTACCCCACTCTATCACATCCTTGGTTCTATCACAATATTGACAAAACCTCTTTTCCCAGCTGCTACGACAGATTATGTTTTTAGCGTCACCCTTATATTTTGCAGGGTTCATAGGTGTATATTTTGATTGATATGGTCGCTTATCTATATTCTTAAACTTAACAAACTTCTTCATAAATCTATTTATTATACACATAAATAGTAGTATGGCAAGCGTATTTGACAATATAAAGTTAAAAGCAGGCGATACAGATAGGTCTGCTACCTGGTATAGAACACAAGTAAATAAGATTGCTAGTGGTAAAACAGCAGGTCAATTGTTTAGAGAAGGCAAACTACAAGGGCGACCTAGTGTAGGGCGTCTAAATCTATTTGGGTATAATCCTAAATTAAGAGCAAAACTGCCTTACTATGATATATTCCCACTTGTATTACCTTTAGAACCAATCAAAGGTGGTTTTATGGGTATGAACTTTCACTATCTGCCACCTCTATTAAGATTTAGATTGTTAGAGCGTATGCAGGCAAGAGCAAGTGATAGAAGATTTGATAAGAATACAAGATTTGAGGTTGCCTATGATGATGTAAAAAGTATAAAGATTGTAAAACCAACAATCAAAAAATATCTATACGCATATTGTCAAACAGGTTTTTTAAGAATAAATGCTGATGACGCAGCCATTGCCATATACTTGCCTGTGCAAAGATTTAAAAAGGCACCTGAGGCAACCGTATATGCAGATAGTAGGAAATTTCTATAATGAGTGTAATAAGTGTAGGTAAAAGAATAGGCGATTTAGATATACGATTAGGTATACCACCTAGTAGAGAGCAATTTAGTGTTAGAGAAACCAATCGTAGAATATCTGCTAACAATGTTTCATCTAATTACAATTCAGTTTATAATGTCTTTAGATCAGGCATGACACAGGCAGGTGGGTTTGCAAGACCAACAAACTTTATTGTGACCATTGATGGTCCTAAAGGTCTGTTAAGAGAACAACAAGTATATCCTGATATAGACGCATTAGAACAAACTGCTAGATTAAGAAGATCAGCAGAATTATCAAATGCAATTAAAACAGCAATGAAATATCGTATGGACTTATTTTGTTCAAATGTTTCAATGCCAGGTAAAACTATAACAGATGATGTCAACGAAACATTTTATGGGCCAAGTAGAAAGATTGCAAAGAATGTAAGTTTTGAAGAAATTACATTAGAGTTTTATACAAGTGTTAATTTTGAAGAACGATTATTTTTTGAAGCATGGCAGAATATGATTGTTGATCCTATATCTCACAATGTAGGTTACTATGATGACTATGCTAAAGATTGTATGATAACAATTACACCATTGACTAAAACATTTACAGCAGCACTTGCTAACTTTGAACCAACAGGTGACGCAGGATTAGATAGACAACAATTAAGACAATCACTAGGTGATCAATCAGGTCAATCAGCATTTCAAGTGCAATGTTATGAGGCATGGCCTAAATCAATTGCAGCCACGCCATTAGCATATGACGCTAGTAATCAAATAATTAAAACAAGTGTGACCTTTGCATATAGAAATTATGCTACAACAGCATGGAACTTTCTAGCAAAAAACAATGTAGATGAATTTAGAACATTAAATAGAGAAGAATATAGAAACAATACGACAGCAATACAAGGTAACTTTTTAGATAACTTACCTTTTGGTATCGGTAATGAGATAGGTAGAGCAGGTCGTCAAGTCTATGAAACAATTAGAAGGAATTTGCCTATTGGGCGAACAACGGGAGGTCGTGTGTTCCCGAAAGGTCTACCAGACCCTAAAATCATACGAGATATATTTTATTAATAAAGGAGTTAAATAATGAGTTTATCATTTATCAAGGTGCCTGAATATGATTTGACTTTATCAAATAACAATGTGGTTAAGTATAGACCATTTTTGATAAAAGAAGAAAAAGTATTATTGATGGCCGTTGAAAGTAGAGATGAGGCCGAGATGAACAATGCTTTAATTAATATTGTTCAATCTTGCACAATCTCAAAAGTAGATGTGACGAAGTTACCAGTATATGATTTTGAATATCTATGGTTAAATATTAGAGGTAAGTCTGTTGGTGAACAAATAGATTTAAAACTAAAATGTCCAGATGACGACAAACAGACCGTAGATTATAGTTTGAAAATAGAAGATGTAAAACCTAATCTCAATAAAAAGTTTGAGAGAAAGGTTGAGTTTGATAAAGACTATGGTGTTATAATGAAAGTGCCAACCATAAAACATATATCTAATAAGAAAACACTATTAGATTTAAGTTATGGTCTGGTAAGAGATTGCATTGATCAAATTTATAATGGTGATGAAGTGTTTGAGTCTGCTGATCTATCTGCTAAAGAGTTAGATGAGTTTGTCAATCACTTAACAACAAGACAATTTAATTTAATTAGAAAGTATTTTGAATCGTTGCCTGTTGTATCACACCTGATTAAGTATAAGAATCCTAAATCAGGTAAAGACTTTACGCTGACACTACAAGGGGCGTCTGATTTTTTTCAGTAACCCTCTTGCATGAAAGCCTAGAGTCTTATTATAGAACTAACTTTGCTCTAATGCAATACCATAAGTATTCATTGAACGAGTTAGAAGATATGATACCATGGGAGAGGGAGATATATGTTGAAATGTTAATGCAACATATAAAAGAAGAAAACGAAAAGATAAGAGAAAAACAAAGAGGGAAATAATTATGTGGTTTAAAGATATGTTCAGTAAAGGCTGGCAAGAATTTAAGTATGGCATAAGAATGTTATGGCATTTCATAGAAATAGAAATACCTGAACTTATGTCTAACTGGAGATTAATACCAAGACTTATGATGGTCGCTTATGGGTGGGCATTTTATGAAGTCATTACATGGTTTATGGCACTAGACAATCCTAACAATGCACAAGCAGGGTTAGTTTCAGTAGTCGTTGGTGCTGGTGCAGGTTGGTTTGCAATCTATGTAAATGGTAAAGCAACTAAAATTAAGAATAAAGACTAATGGCAGAGCAAGAAGTAAAATTTAGAAAACCTAATACAAACTTTCAGGCAATCCTTGATAGACAAAGAAAAGAAGAGGAAGACGAGAAGTTTGCTATATCGGATGCCTTACAGGAGTATATAGGTAAGCAGACTAAAGACGCAGGTTATTTAAACGAAGAAAAATTACAAGACGCAAATATAAGACAAGAGGTAATTAACTTTGTTGATAATTACACTATATCTAATTTAGATGGCCTAAAAGGTGCAGATTATGATGAGGCATTACAGACGCAGAAAACAACTGAAAAACAGATAGAGGAATTGTTTAAGTTAAAAGGTGACGCTGAATTAAGTGACGCAGAAAGAACTTATATAGAAACAACCGTTGGTGAAACAAATAAAAAATTAGGTGAGATATTAGGTATATCAACTAGATTGAAACTTGCATTTAGAGATTTTAAAAAAGAACTAAAACCTCTTAAACTTGCAAATAGAATAGGTCTTACACAAATACCTATCATAGGCAAAAGAATTGAGAGAGCAATTCGTGCTGAAGAAGAAGGTGAGGCAGAAGCGCTTC